TAAAATGTTGTCAATGTTTAGAAAATGTTAGAAGAAAAGGGCAAAGATATTGTTTAAAATGTCATGCTGCTAATATGCGATATTGGCGGACATTACATCCAATAACACCATTACAACAACAAAAATCAAACTGTAGAAGTTATACACATGTTTATCTTAAAAGAGGAAAATTGCAAAAGCAATCATGTGATCAATGTGGAGATATAGATTCAGAAATGCATCATTCAGATTATCGGAAACCGTTACTCATTACATGGTTATGTCGCTCATGTCACTTGTCTTTACATGACCACGTGGAACATTGACAAAAAACTATAATTAGCGTATATCAATAATCATGCCAAAACTTATTAAAATCAATCCATTGGATGTGCAAAATCAATTCCGCGAGGCGAGGGATCATCGCAAGGATGATCATAAATTGGCAGCCAAAGAAAAATTTAACAAAATCAATAATCTCATACCCAACGTGAAAGGCAGGGTCGTCGGAAGACCGCGAAAATCACTTGCGAAGAGTATGCGATTGTACGCCACTCAATATCTGGAGTCTATTGAGTCAGTCAGAGATTTCAACCGTTGGCGCAAGTCCAAGCCTGGAGAGGCTCTGCCCTGGGCGTGGAAGATGACATATGGCGATGGAGAGCGTGTCAGTAGCGTCACGGCCGGCCGGATCAATGTACTCGTACAGATACTGACGGGTCAGCAATTGTCATTACCGTCCGGTCAAGACAGCGCAGCCGCACAAGTAATAGTGAGTCATCCCACTGATGCACCACCTGTAGACATTACCCCGATTCCCGAAAACCCTTAGGGTACCATCGGCCACATAGGAGTCTCAGGCCTGCATCTCATGCCTTCGATAAATTTTTTAATATTTCACATATTGACATAAGACAACATATTGACCGTTAATGTTCTGTGTCACAAATATGCCTTCCACAAATTTTTACAAATATTCAAATTGATTAAGGACAACTTTACAACTGTTACTTAGGTAATATAATTATCTCAATAAAAGTCTATATGTATGAGATTAGAACAAACGCTGTAAGTTGTTGATTCTAAAGAGGGTGTTTGATACGTGGGTATGTATTTAATGATATCTCAATATCTATTGTATTATATTGAGGTATATGATATGTTGCTATTTATGCAAGATATTATATACAGGAGATATAAATGAGTAAAAGAACTGTGCACAGAATTGAAGAGCGGATTGATGGTGAAACTGGTGAAATAGTGAAGAGGGATTACGCTATCATTATTGATAAGATCAAGGGTGACGCTGATTTTGTAAAGGTGTTTAAGTGTTTCACGATGAGGGTAATTGATGATTTAGGGATTGAGAGCGGGAAGGCTAAATTATTATTTTGGTTTATAGATCAAGTGCAGGATATGAGGGTAAACCAGAGCCAGATTATCATAGCGTCAGTTGAAATGATGAGTGAGGATTTAAAGTGTGCGGCGGTATCGGTTAGGAAATGGTTATCGTTTTTAATTGAGAAGGGATACATAAAGAGACATCTGACGCCTTCAGGGAAAATATTGCAAAACACATATACAATAAATCAGGAATATGTGATAAAGGGGAAATTATCTGATATGGAATCTTGACAAATCAACATTAATATATTATAGTATTAATTATGAAGAATTTATTTATTAAGGGTATACCTGATGATGTATTTAAGAGGATGAAGATAGCGGCATTACAGCAGGATATGACAATGAAGGAGTTTATTATTGTTGTTATAGAGGCATATTTACGAGAGGAGAAGAAATAATGTATGTTATTGTTTTGTGCATAATAGCATCTGTATATTTCTTTAATGGAGAATAAGATGAAGATGATAGCCTATGTACGTGTAAGCACAGATAAGCAAGCTGAAGAAGGCATGAGCCTTGCCGCTCAAAGTGAGCAGATAGCCAAATACGCCGCTCTTTACGACCTTGAGATTATAGACACTATAATAGACGATGGCTATTCGGCAAGCTCTCTTGACAGGCCCGGACTGAAGCGGGCATTTGCCATGCTGGATGCCGGTATTGCTCAGGGTGTAATCATCACAAAGCTGGATCGTCTAACCCGCAGCGTGTTCGACCTCGGCTATCTTCTTAAAAACTACATGGAGAAATACCGATTCACATCAGTTTATGATAAGTTTGATACAGATACAGCATCAGGCCGGATGATCCTATCAATCCTTACTACCGTCTCCCAATGGGAGCGTGAGGTTATCTCAGAGCGCACAAAAGCCGTCCTGCAGCATAAGAAGGCCAATGGGGAGAGGACTGGCAATATTCCTTTTGGTATGAGGCTCAGGCCAGGTGAAATAATATTAGAGGGTGATCCAAGAGAACAGGAAATTATGAGCATGGTTAAAAATAACAGGGCAGAGAAAACACTTGTCGAAATAGCAGGTATTCTATCTGACGCCGGTTATTGCACTCGTAATAATAAGCCCTTTACTATATCTCAGCTTTCCAAAATAGCCCGCATGTAATTTGACAACTTCCTGATTTAATGTATCTTATCGGTTAATATGTCAAACGATATATCTACCGACCTCATTATCATTTCCGAAACGATTAATGATCCCAAATTAAACCCGTATTTAATCAAGTCCTGGGATGCAGAGGACTTATCAAAAAAACTCTCTGTTCTTACAGATGACATAGCAGAAATTTGGATCAAGTGTATTACACATCTGCAAACTTATGCTTGGCGGGTTCATGCCAAAGACTGCATAAACAGAGAATGTTTTGGCGGTTGCGGTCATGATGTGGCCAGATTATTCTTCCATCCTAAGCAAGCAGAATTTATATCGTGGAATGGTGATGAAGCCTGGGTCATTACCGGAAACCGCTGGGGTAAGACAGATGCAAATGTGTTCCGTGCCATATGTCAGGCCAATGGCTATAATCCGCTCACTAATGAACTCTATCAACTGCCACAGGATGTCTGGATTGTAGGTCTTGACTTCCCTATGGTTAGAGACATCCTTGTACCAAAATTTAAGATGCAGATGCCTGAAGTTGGTGTTAAATGGAGTGAAGATATAAACTCCTGGGATTTTAATAAGACTGATTTAATAGCCAAACTCTTTAATTCGTCCGAGGTAGGATTTAAAAGCGGGGACTCAGGTATAGAAAAATTCAGGGGTGCCGGAAAAGACTATATCGGTTTCGATGAAGAGCCGCCTAAAGATGTATTCTCTGAGGCATGTATAAGGGTTAAGGCAGGCAGAAATCTTCTTATACGCGGCAGCATGACCCCTGATCCATTCAAGGGCCTTACTTGGACATACAAAGAAATACTTAAAAATGAAGTTAGACAAGCAGACCCCATGAACCTTAAAATCTGGACAGGCGCTACTACCGAGAATCCCGGTTTATCAGAGAAAATGATTAACCGCCTTAAATCCAACATGGAGGAATGGGAGCAGCAAGTCCGCATATTTGGCAATTATGCTATGGGTTTAGGCCGGTGTGCGTTCAGCGAATCAGGGCTATTGTTGCAACGAGATTCAATTAAGGCGCCTATAGAAATAAGAAATATTTCAGAATCTTCCAAATTATTCATATACGAGTATCCTGTTGCCGATTTTGGCTATTCCATCGGAGTTGATACTGCAGAAGGACTGGAGCATGGTGATAATTCCGTAATCTTTATTTTGAAACGTGATACCATGCCTACACTTGCAGCAATCCTTGTGGGTAAAATAGATCCTGATACATTGGGGGAGCAGGCAATACTTATGGCTGAAGAATATAACGAGGCATGGCTTACAATCGAGACTAACAATCATGGATTCGCTGTAATCTCTAAAGTTCGGGATCATGGTTATGCCAATATGTACGCAGAAAAAACATTCGATAAATGGGGACAAAAGGAATCAAGAAAATGGGGTTGGAATACCAATGCCTTGACCCGCCCTATACTTGTTGATGGCATATCAGTTGCCATAAGAGATAATACTGTTAAAGTATACGATAAGGATGTTATAGATGAAATGACGACATTTATCGTGAATGAAAAGGGAAGGGCTGAAGCTCAATCTGGATGCAAGGATGACAGAGTCATGGCCTTTGGACTTGCCTTACAGGGTCATATCAGGTGTCCTCAATATGAAAAACCTGTTAAGGTTGCATATGATCCCGGCCCGATTAACGAATTGGCATACATGGGGGTTTGATGGCTGAACAGAATATATTCCAATGTGAATTACCAAAAGACAGATTAGAACGGTTCCGGTTCTTCTTTCATCAGTCAAAGAAAACCTCCGAACCCTGGCGTGTGGATGCCAAAGAAGATTATTCATTTGTCGAAGGATATGGTCAATGGG